TCACCGCGAGCAGTCCCTTCTGCCAATCCCGCTTCGAAAGGTCTTCGCTCCACCCCAGCAGATTCGCGAACGGATCCACGAATCCGAACGAGCCCGCTCCGCCGCGCGACCCCTGGAAAAAGCCGGTCAGTGTCGATACTTCGGCATCCGTCAGTTCCTGAAAGCGCAGCCGCCACTCAATGAATCCACCGGCTGCGTCACCCAGCGTGATCGTCTCTCCGCTCTCCAGCGTGTTCGAAATCGCGCGCCACCGCCGGTTACGGTGCAAAGGATATTGCGCCATCGCCCCTGACGCCAACTGCGGAAACCAGTTCATTTCACCTCCTCGATTCCGAGCGTCGCCGCCCCGTCCAGATCGCCTGCAAGCGCTGTCGCCACCAGCCAGCCCGAAATCGCGCACTTTGCCACGGCTTCGCCCGTAACAGGATCGGTGAACGAAAATGTGCCGGTCCCGATCTCCTCCGCGAATGCCATGACTGCCGCCAGTTCGGCTTCATCCAGCCGGTCCAGACGCAGTTCCCACCGCCGCAGCCCCGCGCCGCTGATCGAATAGGTCTGCCGGCTGCCATCGAGAAACCGCACCGACTGGGTTACGAATGTCGTCGCGCGCACCAGCGGCAATTGCGCCACCGCGCCCGTCTTCAGCAATGTGGGGAACGTAGCCATCGACGCTCCTAAAGACTCGCCACCACATCATTGATCGGATGCAGATTGAGCATCGCCTCCCGTACTGCGTTCGCAATGTCCGTGCTCCGGTCCATGAAGGACTGACTATCCATCGCGTTCACATGGATCGTGACCTGCGGCGCGACATTTGCGGCCTGCGGAGCGGTCGCCGTTGTCTGCGGGGTCGCGACGTTCGCCGCCCGTGGCACGGAAGCGTCGTGCAGCACGTCGCTCATCTGGATACCTGGAGGGGCCGTGTAGACCGGCAGTGGAGCCGCCTGACTCTTCGATCCGCCGGCGCCGAATAAACTCAGCAATCCGGAAACAACCGGTGACAGCAATCCGAGTCCGCCGCTGAAATGATTCGCTACGTCGTCGGCTACAGAACTTCCGCCCCCCGATGAGTTTCCCTGGGGCGATTGCAGACTTCCCTGCAGAAACACGGTCCGTTGCTGGAACTGCGCCTCCAGCAGCGCAATTTCCTGCGAAACCTGCGAGGAGGATGTTCCCGAATCCTCGCTGCCGCCCAGCCCCACTACAATGGGAGCCGCCGCCGGAACTCCCTGCCAGCCCTGCGGCGCAATTGCCCGAAATTCTTCCTCAATGTTCCGTTGACGCATCTCTCTCCTCGCGCTCCATCTCCCGGCGCAGAATGATGAACGCATCCACCTTCCGCGCCGCCATCTCCAGCGTGTCCGCCATTCGCAGTTGCCGGCGTATGAAGAACTCCTCCACCAGCGCCAGACTCTCGCCCGTCACCAGCGATTTCGGACACTCGTCTGCCTGCGCACTTTTCCGCGCCCACACCAGCCGAGGCTCGCCGCGTTCGCTTTCCGGCAAAAAACCGCAGCGTCTCTTTTTCTCCAGGCCGTTTTTTCTGCATGCGTCGCAATTCCACCCGGCCCGGTTCGAAAACTGGAAGTGGAACGCGACGATCAGTTTTTTATTTCTGCTTCGCTCAGACCGCATTCGGCGCGAATTGCCGTAAGCGCCTCCCTGACCAGGGGCTCCGGCCCGCGCTCCACCAGAGAGTCGGGCGTCGCCGCCTCGCCATCGATCGAAAGGCCGAGTACGCCTTCGAGCCCCCACGCGAGGTAAAGCCGGTCCATCTGCGCGCCAAGGAGGCTGGCCTCCATGCGGTTCTTTCCGTCGTTCGCGGCGTCGAAATATTCGAGTCGCGCCGCCAGGTCCCGCACCCGCGTCATCAGTTCCAGACGCCGCGCGAAGCTCATGCGCGCAATCACGAGCACCACACCCGGCACGCTCCCGGACGCCACCGTTTTTCGGCTGTCCCACGCCGCTGTGTTATCCAAACGCCACCACCAGTTCGTCATCCGTAATTCCCTGCGCCCGCGTATCGCTGAACCGCCACTTCAGACGGGTTTCGGAATCTTCGAACGTGGGGACATCCGGAAACACGCTGCGGAAGTAAACGCCCATGAGCTGGCCCGCGATCTGCCCCATCTGGAACATCACGCCCAGCGGAGATTGCTGCCGCGCTGCCTGATACAGGGCATTGGTGGCAAAATCGTCCTGCGCGAAGAATTCGAGCGACATCAGCACTTCCCTGCCGCCCGGCGCAAGCGCTAGCGGAAGAATCGAACCGAACTCCTTCTCGCGCAGCGCCAGATGATTGCGAACCTCCACGGATGCCTGCGTGACCGTGAACATCTGATTCGGAACAACACCCATCCAGACCTGGCCGAGATTCCCCGGAATCAGACCGTAATCGACAGCCTCCGGCGCGGGCTCCTGCGGGAAAGCCGTCAGTCCACCCTGCCCGCTCTGGAACGCCGCGCTATCCACCACATCCTGGGCCATCCCGCGAAAACTCATCTCGTGGAAATCGCCGTTCATCGAAATCGTGAACCGGTCGACGCCCACGCCCGTGATCACGCGCTGCACCGCGTCGGCCGGATCGCGATAGTCGAACAGACTTACGCTCGGCAATTGCGTCGAAAGCTTGTAAGTCGCGGTCGTGCTCAATGGCACGCCAGCGGGCGGCGCTGTCGCGAACGGCGCATTGACAATCACCACCTGCGGCGTCAGCACCGCCGCCACAAATCGAATTTCGGTGTTGTAAACAACGGCCTGTCCCACTGAGAGCCCGTGTTCCGAGATGAAGTAGATCGCCGACTGCGTCGACCCCTCACTCGTTGTGGCTCCGGGCCACAGCACCCCGGCGGCGCCCATCGCTGCTTCGATCATCGGCCCGTGCGGAGGCAGATTCAGCGGATCGGCCCAGTCCCGCATATAAGACGTCGCTTCGAAGCTGGTATGCTGCCGCATTCCCGCAGGCAACCCGGCCCACGTTCGCGTGCCGGTTTTATCGCGCCGTACGCTGCGCTCCCGCTGATTCTGGACTTTCAAACTGACAGCCGGAATCCGGTTCGCCGCGGTAATCGCCGCCACCTGTCCATAGCCGGTCTCCTGCGCGCAGTACCACCGGTTCGCGTTCGACAAAATATAAGACATAAGTTATTCGCTCAGTTCCACCACGAAGCTCACCTTCGCTCGCTGTAAGAAGTTTTTCCCGCCCATCGTCACCGGCTCGTAATCCACCCGGTATCCGCCGGCATAAGACGCCCCATCGCCCCAATCGCCGCGCGCCTCGCCCAGCAGCGCACAGACCGCGTCCACGTACATCTCGGTGTTTGTTTCCACGTCTGCCAGCGTTTCCTGCGTCTGCCGGACCTCCACCGTCATTTGCACTCTTCCGGAAAACGCGCGGAATTTCTCGCGCAGCAGATTCTCCACGCGGTCGCAGTAGACCAGCAGCGCCGGATACCGCGCCTGCCCGGAGGCTTCCGCTATCTCATAACTCACGTTCCTTGCCGTAATCGATCGAACCCCCGAGCCTTTCAGCGTGGGATCGTTCGCCTGCATCGTCGTGATGCGCGCATTGACGCCTGTGGTTTCGGCCGTCAGCAGCGCCAGGACTTGTGTGGTCAGCGTTCCGGTGAATCCAGCCATTGTGTTCTCTCCGAAGGTCAGCTGATGGTTGCCGGCAGCGGTTTAAAGAGGTCCGGCGCCTGGCCCGTACCCGGTGTCTTCGAACTGGAAGAAGCTCCCGGAACATAGGTGAACGATGCCGCCGGTCCGACCGGCGACGTATTCTGCAGCGTCATCATCGCCAGCACCGCGCCCGCGTAGACGTTAAAACCCACTGCATTCGCCGGGGCGTCCGTAGCCATCACGGTCATGAGATTGCCGGAGGCAACCGTGATCGAGCCTGGGGCCGAAGGCGCGCCCTCCTGCCCCGTCGCATTCACCCACGCTACGCACGCGTACAGAGTTCCACTGCTCTGCGAGTCGCCCGCGATCGTCCCCAGCACCGGCAGTTCCGCCTTCGGCAGCGGATCATTCACCAGCCCCACGCCGTTCGCGACAAACCGGTCCTTTGCCGCGCAACCCAGCTTCACGAACATGTCCCATTTCGCCTTGTAGCGGTCGATGAGTTGCGTGTACGATGCATCGCGATAGACCATCGCCAGCGCCTGCATTTTTTCCCATCGCGCAAGATCCGTCGTCACCACCACCTGCCCCACGGCGGGGGCCGGCTGCAGCCGCGCGAGCAGCGTGGCAAGTTCCGATTGCACATCGCTCATCGCCAGCCTCAGCTTCGAGGTGACGTTGATTCCCACCGTCTGCGCGGTATCCAGCAGTCCGGAATCCTCATCCACCAGATCGTCGATCGTGCACGCCGGTCCGTCGGTGAAAAGCGCCATGGCTAGCTCCGTTCCTTTGCTTTGTCTTCCGCCTGCGGCATCACCACAATCTGGACGCGCCGCGCCGCTTCCTCACGCTCATGTTTCTGCCGCGCCGCGCGCAGCCCTTCACGAAACGCTGTAGCCTCGCCCTCGGTAGCCACGCGCGCACGGCCTTCCGCAATCAGCCGTGCAGCCACGTTCCGCGGCGCCTCCGTGCGAACGCCCTCTTTCCCGCCCTCGGGCGTCTCCAGACTCACCAGCACCACTTCACTGCCTTTGAGTCTTTCTTCCGTGTCCTTGACTTTTTTGTAGTAAGACCGTACGTCCATCACTTGTCTCCTTATCGTGAAAAGCCGCCGGACTTCCGCCCGGCGGCCCCCGTTCCGATCCCCTAGCTGTTCACCTGCACCGCATGGTTGTTCCGCAGCGCGGCGCATCCATACAGCACGTCCACCGTGAACTGCTGCGAAAGAGTATTCGGCTGGTAGCTCATCGTCACCCGCATCCCGAAGTTCCCCAGTTCCGCATACTCCGCAATCGCGCCCGTGCCCGGCAGCGGCTGCGGCAAACGCCGAACCACCAGACCGATCGCGTCGCGTTCGAACGCCAGGTTATGCGTATTCACCGGCGAGCTTCCGGTCGCCGGCACGAATTGCGAACGGAACACATAGAAGTCTTTGATCTTTCCGATCGTTCCGTCGACCATCGTCCGCAGACCGGCATCGCCCGCCGTCTGAAATTCGCTGAAGCGCGGAATCTGCCGCATCTGCGAATAGGTGTTGCTGTCGACCACCAGATACTTCGGACGATTCGACGGCACCTTCGCCTGAAACAGCGCCGTTTCCGCCTGGTCGATCACCGCTTCCGTAATCGGCGTTCCCGCCGTCCCGAGCGGCGTGTTCGCCGTGAAGCCCGCATAGAGCCCAAGCAGATCCGACTCGATCCGCTCCGCGATCGCCGCCACCGCCGGCTGCATGTAAACACGCAGCAGATCCGGCACCGCCAGAACTTTCGTGACGTCCGGAATCTGGAACGTCGCTTCCACATGCGAATTGAGCACGATCTGCGCGTTCGTGAGGTTGGGATTCTGCGCCTGCACGCTCCCGCCCTCGGCGAGATTATTCGCCACAAGCTGCGGCGCGATCGGCACGTTCACCGTATCGCCCGCCTGCGCCAGTACAGGCTCATAATCGCGATTGACCAGATTCCCCATCACCAGATTTCCGACGAGGGCAGGCAGGGCATCCGCTGCCACCAGTTTCACGATCGCGTTCGCCACATTTGCTGAAGTAATTGAAGCCATTCTTCTCCTTTTTCCAAAACAAAAAGGGATGGCCGAAGCCATCCCCTGTATTCAACAGACTTGTTTTTTTTGCCTACCGCAGCGCTTGCGACGCAACCCGCAGAATCTCCTGCCGCGCCCGCTCCAGTTCCTCTTTACTCATCGACGGGCCGATCCTGTCGAAATCCACCGCCGCGGCGCCCGCCGGCGCGGTCTTCTGCGCTCCCGTCATCCCCGTCCCACCGGCAATGCGCGCCGGCAGAAACTCCGGATTCTCTTCCACAAATCCCGCCAGAAATTCGCTCATCGGCTGCTCGCCAGCCATCATCCGGCCGTCCTCGCCCCGAACAATCCCATCCTGCACGGCTTTGTAAGCGAGATCGACTTTCACCACACCGAGCCGCTGCAATTCCCCGCGGATTGCCGTATTTCGCTGCGCTTCGTCCGCCGCCGCACGCGTCCGGGCATTCTCCTCGCCCATCTCGTTGAGACGCTTCTCCAGCTGCTCTCTTTTCCTTCTTTCTTCGAGCAATTCGGTCTTATAAGCGGGCTCGCGGCGAGCTGAGTCCTGCTTCATGTATTCCTCAATCGCCTGCTGCACGATCGTCTGCACATCCGGTTGATCCATACTTTCCTTTCTTATCTGTGTGCATCTGCGTTAATCTGTGGCCGATTCGATTTCCACCGCAATCCGGTCCTTGATCTCCTGCCGCGCATCGCACAGATACTTGAGCGCCACCCGCTTCTGAACCTGTTTCTTCAGCGTGGGCGAAGGAATTCCCAGCGCGAGCAATCCGGCCGCATCCGCCGTCTCGGTCGCGAAACTCGTGATGTCGAATGAATCGAGACCCGTGACGTCGATCCGCGTCTCATCCAGCCGCGCCGCCGCCACGCCATTCAGCACATTCCGCATCGCGTCCTTCACCACGTCGCCGTATGCGCTCAGCACTTCCTGCGTCACCGCGAAATCCCACTGCTTGCTCAGGCCGGATTGCATTGCCCCGCCGCTCTCCCCCGCCTGCTGCATCAGGAAGCACACCCGATAGATCTCATCCTTCAGCCGGTTCAGATTGTCGGCCGCAATTTGATAAACCTTGCCATCCGGTTCCGTCCATCCGAAGCTATCTTCCGGATCGAGGTGGATGTAATAGCTCTCCCCCACAATCTGGTTCCAGTCGCGCCGCGAATGAATCACCGGCATCGCGAACAGCCCCATCGTCAGCGCCCATCCGAGCGCATTCGATTTATTGAAGTGCTCCAGCTGCAGCGTGGCCGTCTTATTCGTCAGCCACATGCCTTCGCTCACTCGCATTTCAAAGAGAGGCACGCGTCCGATGCGCGCGAACCCGTGCCGTCCCTCCTCCACCAGCTCGATCTGTCCGTCGCGCTCGTAGATTCTGTAATTCTCGCGGTCGTAATGGATCCACCGCGTCACCTTGTTCCAGCCATGCGCGTTCCCATCGTCCTGCTTCAGCCAGGACGTCCGGACGGTCGCCCACTCCAGCGCTCCGCAGTCGTCGTAGCTCCAGTTGATGACCTCATCAGCCGCATACGCGACCAGATAAGCCCGGCTCAGTCCCGCCGCATCTTCCTCCGCGCGCGACCGCGCCTCACCACCCGTCCGCGGGAAATCCACCGCGAGATAGGACTTTCCACAAACCATCGCTTCCGTCAGTTGCTGCCGGAAGAACTGCGTCAGCGTCGTCCCGCGGCGGTCGCAGTTCTGCACAAACTCCGCGAAGAACTCCCGCGACCGCGCGCCTCCCTCGATCAGCTCGATCAGCGGCTCCTCCCGCATCAGCGTCGCCGCATACCAATCCACAATCGACCCCACGTAGTTCTCGTAGAAAACCCGCGCCAGTCTTTCCTGGTACACTTCCGCCGGCTCCCGATGCCGCCGCACCAGATACTCCGCCGCGTTCAGCCGGAACTGCTCGCCGCCCCCGTAGAGATCGCGATACCGCCGCCACATCCCCGCGCTGCGCGCATAATCCGGATGTTCCCGTGCGATGTGCTCATTCATGCTCATATCAACCTTTGCCCCCGCTCGCCTACCGTTCCACTGTCGTGGCATTCCTGCCAGACCAGATAACCCAGCGCATCCGACGAATGCGTTCTCCGCCGGTCCTTCGTCTTATCGATCTGCGTCGAGTCCTCTTCGTACGAGACCTGCTCGAAATCGTCGATCAGCTCTTTGCATTTCGGCGACACGAACATTGACACCTCATCGGCCGCGTTCCGCAGTTTCCCGTTCACCGTGACCACACGATCACGCACGCTCGGATTCGACTTCGGCACGCGGAACCGCACCCGCACGCCACGCACGCGAAAGAAGTCCCGAATCACCCCGTAATCAGTCGAATCCGAGCTCGTATGCATCGCCGACCCGCTCGCATCTCCGTACACATCCACACCGGCCGCCGGATTCCCAAACCTATCCGCGAACGCTTCACACAACTGTTCCGTCGTCGCGCGCCGCAGCACGATCTCATCCAGCACCCGAACCTCGTCTTTCACCTTCTGCGCGACGAGCGAGCACAACGGGTCCACATTGAAATCCAGCGCCCACAGCAGTGGTAACCCAGGCGCCGGCTCCAGTTCCTTCACATTTCGCCCACGGTCGAACGACGAATACACCAGCCCGCCGCGCACGTTCAGGTAATCGCCCATGACTTCCTGGCGAAAGAAATTCTCGTCGTAGCTCGCGCGCAGCCGATCGTAAAAATCCGGCACCTCATCCAGCAGAAACCGGTTCTCATACGGTTTCGCCAGAATCGCCTCATAACCCTCTACCGGATGCGCAATGAACTTCCGGTACACCCAGTCGAATCCCTTCGGCGTCCACACCGCGAAACCGCAACGCCGCGTCGCTTTCGGATCGCGCAGCCGGCCCTCGAGCCGCAGCCACGCGCCCTCCTGCGTGTACGTCAATTCATCGAGGCCAAACCACGCCAGATTCGTGCCGCGCAGCCGGTCGAAATCATCCACTGGCCTCAGCAGAATGCGCGACCCGCTGTCCTTCATCGTCAGAATGTTGTCGCCCTTGTTCCACTCGAACGGAATCTGGTTCCTTTCCAGAATTTCCGTGAGCGATGCCAGCGTGGAATCCCGCAGCATCGGAAATGTCGGTGCACCGAGCAATCCAGCCCTGCCCGGATTCTGATACGACAACCGAATCGCCTCCTGGCACAGCGCCTGACTTTTGCCAGATCCGATCGGACCCGAAAATCCTTTGAACCGCGCTGGCGAATCGTGAAACCGCTGCTGGCTCGGCAGCGGCGTATGCCGCACTAATCGATCGATTCGCTGCATTGGTCCTCAACCCATCGCGCCGATACCGAACGCGGCTTTTCTTCTTCGAGTTCCCGCCGCAATTGCAGCAGCCGAATTAAATCTGTGATCGATCCCTTCTCCTCCGTCTTCGTACTGAGGTGCTGGCTGATGGCCCCAATCGCCTTCTCCACCACATCCAGCAGCTGCGCGTCGTGCTCAGCTACGCTTCTCATGTCGAGAAATCTAGCAGTCGCCGCCAAAGCAAAATCGGGCGTGTTTTTGCAAGCCCGCAAAAACAAAGCAAATATAGTTCGCACTTTTCTGAACACGGGTCTGCAAAGCCGCGTTCCTGAGCATCCAACGTCTCGCGACGCTGGTCTGCGCGCCGAGTCC